GTTGCTAAGGGGGGGGGAGGGCCTCAGCCCGGCCGGTCACGGTCACGGAGGGATTGCAAACAATTTTTTTTAAATATAAAATGTCTTACATGACATGGCACACGCTTCCACACGAACCGCGCAAGCTCCAAGCCACTGAGGCGCGGCTTGACGCAATTTATTGGGCGGCGCGTAATGGCCTGAAGGGCGACACGCTGGCGTTAGCTGCTGGGATGCGTCCGTCTGAGTATCGGCAACTCTGCGAGTTTGATCCGCTGACGGAGATGGCGGAACAAAAGGGACGCGCTGACGGCGAGATGGAAATTTCTGGCATATTGCATGACGCGGCGCGGCAGGGCGACGCCAAGGCGGCGCTGGAGATCTTGAAACACGCGCACGGATGGACGGCCAAGACGGCGTTGGACATCAACATAGACCAGACCATCTCGGTCAAACACGCCTTGGAGATGGCCCAGCAGCGGGTGCTGGAGGGGGCGTTTACTGTCGTGGAACAGCTAGAGGACACAGACCGTGCAAACACCAATCTATTCGGCTCAGGACGAGATGGAGGTGATGGCGCGGTTGTGGACGCCCGCGCTGAAGAACGACCCGCTAAAGTTCGTGCTGTACGCGTTTCCGTGGGGGCAGAAGGGGACGCCCCTTGAGGACTTTGCGGGCCCGCGCAAATGGCAGCGCGAGGTGCTGCATGAACTGGCGGAGCACATAGCGCAGAACAACGGCAAGGTTGACTTCGACACGCTCAGGATGGCGACCTCATCGGGGCGTGGCATCGGCAAGTCGGCGCTGGTGTCCTGGTTGGTGATCTGGATGCTATCGACGCGCATCGGGTCCACCACCATCGTGTCGGCCAACTCGGAAGCGCAGCTCAGGTCGGTGACGTGGGCGGAAATAACCAAATGGCTCAGCATGAGCCTGAACAGCCACTGGTTTGAGATTAGCGCTACTCGCGTGGCCCCGGCCAAGTGGCTGACGGAGATCGTGGAGAAGGATCTGAAGATGGGCACGCGCTACTGGGGCGCGGAAGGACGGCTGTGGAGCGCGGAGAATCCGGACGCCTACGCGGGGGTGCACAACTTCCAAGGCGTGATGCTGGTGTTCGATGAGGCCAGCGGCATCGAGGACAGCATCTGGTCGGTGGCGGCGGGATTCTTCACGGAGAACACGCCCAACAGGTTCTGGATGGCGTTCAGCAACCCGCGCCGCAACAGCGGGTACTTCTACGAGTGCTTCAACGGCAAGCGGGACTTCTGGCGCAACAAGATCGTAGACGCCCGGTCGGTCGAGGGGACGGACAAGGCGGTGTACCAGCAGATCATCGACGAGTACGGGGCGGACAGCAACCAAGCCTACGTCGAGGTGTACGGGCAGTTTCCCAGTGCGTCGGACGATCAGTTCATTGGCAGCCACTTGGTTGACGAGGCGATGGACCGCGTCAAGTGGAAGGATCAGTCAGCGCCCATTGTCATCGGCGTGGACCCAGCGCGGTTTGGGGCGGACTCGACGGTCATCGCCGTCAGGCAAGGCCGGGACATCATCGCGATCAAGAAGTATCGGGGCGACGACACCATGGAGGTCGTGGGCCGCGTGATTGAGGCCATCGAGGAGTACAAGCCCGCGTTGGTCGTAGTGGACGAGGGCGGGCTGGGCGCGGGCGTCGTGGACCGGCTCAAGGAGCAACGGTACAAGATCAGGGGCGTCAATTTTGGGTCCAAGAGTAAGAATCCGCTCATGTGGGGCAACAAGCGGGCGGAGATGTGGGGCGAACTGCGGACGTGGCTCAAGACGGCCAGCCTACCCAAGGACCGGTACCTCAAGAGCGACCTGATCGGCCCCATGATGAAGCCGGACAGCAAGGGTACAATTTTTTTGGAAAGCAAGAAGGACATGAAGGCGCGAGGGTTGGCGTCACCCGACGCGGCGGACGCCATTGCGGTTACGTTCGCGTTTCCGGTGGCGCACCGGGAGTACGTTGACCGTGGACCTAGAAGAGGGTACTCTGCGGGCGGAATTACAACTTCATGGATGGGATCGTAACCATGACCACCAGCACCAAACCAATCGGCGTTGCTTTTGAAGATCAGAACATCATCGGTTCTGATTTTGTCTTGGCTGGCGGTCAGCTTGGCTACTCGACCGACGCTCAGGGAGCGGTCACGCAGCTCACCAGCAAGTCTACTGGCGTGACGCTAGACAAGTCTTGCGGTCAAATTACCTTGAACAACGCCGCGCTGGCGGCTACGACAAACGTGACGTTTACGCTGACCAATTCAATAATCGGCGTCAAAGACGTGCTGGTCTTAAATGTGTACGGAGGCACTTCTGGTTCGTACAACGTGTGGGTCAGCGGTCTGGCTGCGGGATCGGCCACCATCACCGTGCGTAACATCACGGGTGGTTCGCTGTCGGAAGCCATTACCATCAACTTTGCCATCATCCACGGACAGTAACATGCCCCTTAAAAAATCTGCGTCGCCCAAGGCGTTCAAGGCTAATGTGGCAACCGAGGTAAAGGCTGGCAAGCCGCCCAAGCAGGCGGTTGCCATCGCGTATTCGGTCAAGCGAGCAGCAGCGAAGCCGTCAAAAGGTAAGTGACATGGCTAAGTCCGTTTCTTTATCGGTTGGGCGCGGGGAAAAATTACCCGTTAGCAAAGGCGCTGGTCTAACTGCTAAAGGGCGTGAAAAGTACAACGCGGCAACGGGCTCTAACTTGAAAGCGCCCGCTCCTAGCCCTAAGACTGAGGCAGACAAGGGCCGCAAGGCTTCGTTCTGCGCAAGGATGGGCGCAGTAGCGGCTAACGCCAAAGACGGTGACCGCGCCAAAGCGGCGCTCAAACGGTGGAAGTGCTGACATGGCTATGAAACCTGGGTTGTACGCTAACATCAACGCAAAGCGCGAGCGCATTAAAGAGGGCTCGGGCGAGAAGATGAAGAAGCCCGGCGCACCCGGCGCTCCGACTGCCAAGGCGTTTAAAGAGTCAGCTAAAACTGCAAAGAAGAAATAAATGGATTATTCAGGGGTAGCTGCGGCAGGCCGCGTGTCGAGCGGGGGCGGGTCTCGTAAGAAAGACCCTGCTACCGTTATGGACACCATGCGTAGCCGTTTGACGATGGCTATTGCTGCCTATTCTGAAAGCCGCGAAGACGAGTTGGACGATCTGCGGTTCTTTGCCGGGTCGCCTGACAATCAATGGCAGTGGCCTGCGGACGTGTTGGCTACCCGTGGTTCGGTGCAGGGACAGACAATCAACGCCCGGCCTTGCCTGACCATCAACAAGCTGCCACAGCACGTCAGACAAGTAACGAATGATCAGCGACAAAATCGGCCAAGCGGCAAGGTCATCCCTGTCGATGACAAGGCGGACGTGGAAGTCGCTGAAATCTATGATGGTATCGTTCGCCATATTGAGTATATGTCGGACGCAGACGTGGCTTACGATACTGCTTGCGAAAATCAGGTAACCTATGGCGAGGGCTACATCCGGCTGCTGACGGAGTACACCGGCGATGATACGTTCGATCAGGACATCCGCATCGGGCGCATTCGCAACTCTTTTAGTGTCTATATGGACCCCACCATTCAAGATCCATGCGGATCTGACGCCAAATGGTGCTTTATCACCGAAGATCTCACGCGTTCTGAGTACGAGCGCCTCTTTCCCGACGCCATGCCTGTCTCGTCTATCCAGCAGCAAGGCGTGGGCGACGAAAACTTGTCCAACTGGCTCAACGAAGATGTAGTCCGCATTGCGGAGTACTTTTACATCGAATACGAGCTTGCCAAGCTCAATTTGTACCCCGACAACCGCACTGCGTTTGAGGGAAGCCGCGAAGACGCCATGTTCAAGGCGTCTGGATTGGCTCCGCTCAAGAGCCGCCAAGTGGACCGCAAGCGCGTCAAATGGTGCAAAACTAACGGCTATGAAATGCTGGAGGAGAACGATTGGGCGGGCCAGTGGATTCCTGTCATTCGCGTCGTTGGCAACGAATTTGAGGTTGATGGCCGTCTTTTCGTGTCTGGATTGGTGCGAAACGCCAAAGACGCGCAGCGGATGTACAACTATTGGGTATCCGCTGAAACCGAGATGCTGGCTTTGGCCCCCAAAGCGCCGTTTATCGGCTATGGAGGCCAGTTTGAAGGTTATGAGCAGCAGTGGAAGACCGCAAACGTCAACAACTGGCCTTATCTTGAGGTCAATCCTGACGTTACGGACGGCGCAGGCGCTGTTTTGCCGCTTCCGCAGCGTTCGCCGCCTCCTATGGCGCAAGTTGGCCTCATACAGGCCAAAGCGGGCGCTTCTGACGACATCAAATCGACCACTGGTCAGTACGACAGTAGCCTCGGCGCGACCAGCAACGAGCGGTCGGGACGGGCTATTTTGGCTCGCGAAAAACAAGGCGATACAGGCACGTATCACTACGTAGACAACCTTGCCCGCGCCATTCGCTACACGACCCGCCAGATTGTAGACATGATCCCTAAGATCTACGACACCCAACGCATTGCCCGCATCATCGGCATTGACGGCGAGACGGGCATGGCAAAAATTGACCCTACCCAGCAAGAGCCGGTCAAGAAGATTGTCAACCCTGAAAACCCCGGCATTGTAATTGAGAAGATTTACAACCCCGGCGTCGGCAAGTACGATGTGTGCGTCACAACCGGGCCAAGCTACATGACCAAGCGTCAGGAAGCTTTGGATTCAATGTCGCAGCTTCTTCAAGGCAATCCCAACCTGTGGGCTGTGGCGGGCGATCTGTTCATCAAGAACATGGATTGGCCTGGCGCGCAGGAAATGTCCAAGCGGTTTGCCAAGACCATTGACCCCAAGCTTCTTGAGACCGACGACAAGTCTCCGGCGCTTCAAGCTGCTGAACAACAGATGCAGGCAATGGGTCAAGAGATGGAAATGATGCACAAAATGCTTCAGAACGTCCATCAGTCCGTTGAAATGCAAGATCTTGAGCGCAAGAACTTTGAGGCGACAATCAAAGCGTTTGACGCCGAGACCAAGCGCATTTCGGCTGTGCAAGCGTCCATGTCGCCTGAGCAGATCCAAGACATTGTCATGGGCACGGTTCATGGCAT